CTGTTCTTGTCGTTGCTTTATGTAGTCTTCGAGATTGTCCTCAGTTACGCCATCGCTCGTGTCTTCAAAGTTAAGAACAGGCGGCCCTTTACGGTTAATGTTCTCAACGCTCCCGGAAAGCCTGTTGTTTACCTGTTCGCTATAGCCGTGTTTCATTAACAGAAGCTTTGCAAGGCTGGAATCGTAAACCTTTGAAAGCCCCCCGCTGATTAGTTTAAGTTCCTGTAGTGCATCTATACGCGCGCATAATCCCGAAAAAGCAGGTTTGCTTTCGTCTTTCCGCCATTCGGTAACGGTATTTTTTGATATACCACAAAATACGGCTAAACCTGCAAGGGTCGGGATTATTTCGTTTAAAACATTGTCGTAGTTTTCGGCATAGAATTCAGCCTTTTTTATTATTGCCGGGCTGTATTTTGTCGGCCTTCCCAATTTCTTCGGACGTCCGCGCTTTGCTGGCGCCTTCTTTGGAGTCTGCTTTTTAGCTCTTGGCATTTTTTCACCTTTTCCGCTTTTATTAGGTGCTTAACTATTCTAAAAACTACAGTAATTATACGTTATTTTTACGCTTTTGTAAAGCATTTTTATGATTCTAGCGCTTTTTTTGCGCCTTTTATACATGTTTTGTTATTTTTTGCCGCCGCCGCCCAAGCTAGCATTTTTTTGTTGATTTTGCAAATCTTTCTGACATGTACCAAACTCCGTCGTATTTATAAAAAAATCGCCCGCAAGAGCATTTTGCGGAATTGGATTCCGGTATTACAGGCACAATTTTGCCGCAACGGCAACGGCCTTTTTCATTCTGCTTTTTCATTTTCTGCACAGCTCCATGTAGGTTTTGTCACCTTCCAAAAAAATCAATTCATCAGGTAAGTTTTCGGCGTTGTGGTGTTCTTTTCTCCTGCAGGTCATGAGCGTAGACAAATTTATTTTTTCGATATCAAACCCGACTTCCACTTCTTCAGCCAGGTCTCGCATTTCGTCGCTCCTGAATGTTGCAACAGGAATCCCCGCAGCCAAGTACTCCCAAAACTTATTTGTTACACAATCGTCGATCCTGTGGCGGTTGTTGCCAGCTCCAGCCCAGCCGAATGAATAGGCGCTCATACGCTCTATGAGCATGTCAACAGGAAGCGGTGCCATGATGAATTCATAGTACCTGTTTATTGCGTTCGGGTTGCTGGCCGGGTAAACGAATAACGGGATTTCTGCTTTCCTCATATCTTCTTTAATCTCAAAGTAGTCACGCCAAACAGTCGAGCCATGCACTGGGGGTTCAACGTCGGAGGCTAGAATGCAGGAATTTTCAATCTTTTGTACTTGTCGCGTGCTTTTGAATGCTGCTGGGCATTTGTTATACAAAGTCTTGACGTAGGCTTTTGGCGCCTGCTTTTGCAACCTCTTTTCAAATGCTTTAGATGGAGCCAAAACAATGTCAGCTTTTTCGAGCATATCTTGGTCGTGGTCTACAACATCGTGAATATCCCAAACCATAGCAGTTTGCAAGCTAATGTCCCGAAGGCAAGCGCCAAAAAGTCCCCGGTCGTTTATGCTGGTGTGTATCCAGGCAATGTCAGCCCCAGCGCAATTGTCAAAAACCTTACTTGAAAGCGTGCCACGGTCTACCCATTGCGTCGAGCTGTTGACGTGCTGAAACATTCCTGGGGCGCTGTTGATCTGATAAATTAATTTTACCTCATGTCCCTGCATCTGTTGAGCAATTACGAGCTTTACAACCCTGGGGCTGAACCTTTTGCAAATGTGTACGATTTTCATTTTTTATTCTCCGAAGGTTGATGCATAAAACATGCAGTTATTTCGTTGTATGTTTTAAAATTTACCAAGCAAATAAAAGCGTTTGATGTTTTTTGGCTTGCCAGTTTTCTGTAATTTTTACAGTTTCTACATGACTTCTTTTTCATAATTTTACATCCTATTCGTATTGCGTGAAGCTGGTTGATTCTGGGTGAAAGTTCAGAAGCTCGTAAAATGGCGGCCCGTTGCGGTTTTTGGAGCAAACAAGGGCTGCCATGTTAGTTCGCTGTCCCTGTAGATACAACTCAACCTTATCTCCCCGCTTGCTGAAATAGTTCCTTGCCTCGCATTTATTCAGGGGTTCAGATTCAGGCCGGTCGAGAAGGAATATATGGGTTGCGTCCTGCTCGTACTGACCTGAGTTTTTAATCTGGCTCATCCTTGGGATTGAACCGTTAGCGTCTCTGTTAAGCTGGGCAATGCCTATGATTGCCGTGTTTGCCTCAAGCGCTAGATCCCGGAGTGCCATTGAAATATTTGCGTGACGCTCGTGTCCGTCGCCTCTAGATTTGATAATTTGCACATAGTCAATAATCACCCAGTCCGGGCGATAGATTAGCACCATGTCGCGAATGTCGTCAATCGTCACAGAGCCTTGCACAAACCAGCGCTCCGGAAAATTTTCCGAGATTGCAGTAAAGCTATCCATCATGGCAGACAGCTCTCCCTTTGACATCGGGTTGATCCTGCTGTTGATAAATTTTGAAAGAGGGATGTTTGACATTTGAGAGGCAATCCTGCAATAGTTTTGTTTGGTGTCCATTTCCAGGCAAAAATACAGTCCAATTTTAGGATTGTCGCGCAAAAGGTTAGCGCAGATCATAGAGGTGGCTGCTGCTGATTTTCCGACTCCAGGACGGGCAGCTAATACTACAAAGTCGCCTGGATTTATTGGCGCCATGCTGTCAACCCCTGGAAATCCAGTGTAGAATGCAACCTCGTTGTTCTGCATTCCGTCCAGGGTGTGCTGGATGTCGTCTTTTGTCCTGGATGGCGCCTTTATTGCTCTTTCGTCAATCGCCTCCATCAAGTGCGCTCTGAGTTTAGCCTGTAACTCTGGAACTGCGTTCGAGTAGTCATTGCATAGAATATCCACCTCAGCCATGGCAATGTTTATTTTGCGTCTTATAGCGTGATTCTGTACTACTTTGACTGCGTCCCAAAGCCGCATAATTTTTGAGGGGGTTTCAAGCTTGGTGGCAACCTGCTGGCTAAACTCTTCAAGTTGACCTGCTGAATAGGCGTTGTGGAGCTTCTGGAATCTATTTTTGTTTTGTCCATCAAAAAAATCATCTTCACGGAGTTCAGAAAAAAGCCTTTGAGCGTGGTTCGTCCCTGAAGCAATGGCAAATATTACGTTATTCTCTGCGTTGGTGTCAAAGTGTTCTAACATAGTCAATCAACCTTTCTCTTGCTTGGTTCGCTGTTTCTATTTCGTTCATGCCGATTGCCTCTCTCTGTATGGTTGACATCACCCTTATCATTAGGCTTGTTATGTCGTTAACTTGCTGGTTGATGCAGTTGTCACATATCAGGCAATTACCGCCTTTGCCAGTGTCGTATTCCTGGCCGCATTTAGCACAATCAATCATGTTTCATTGCCGCCGCATTCTGCATCAGTGTCCAGTTGATCCCTCCGCCCTCGTATTCGTCCTGTGAATTATTGTTCACAGGCTTTTCAACCCATGCGAATAGTATTGGCAACTGATCAATTAGTTTGTTATGAGGAATTATAGGATGATACCTCAATTCATCTTGCGGCATTGCTATGTAATTATCAAGAGCTTTGCAAATGTTATCTGGTGGCATTCCTGATTTCTTCATCGCCTTAATGTAGCCAGAGGCGTCGAAGTCAGCAATACCGTTTCTAAGTAAAGAATTTTTTAGGAGTTCAACGCATGGTGCATAGGCGGATATGTTTCTTTCATTAACTTCATTTACTTTATTATATTCATTATAGTGTTGCCCCTTGGTCTGCCCCTTGGCGTGCCCTAAGCCTGCCCCTTGGTCTGCCCCTTGGCGTGCCCCTGTGTATGACTCAACGCTTTGGAACTTGCTATAGTTGCAAACAGTTAGCACCTGCCCTTGGCGTGCCCCTCTCTGTGCCCATTCCGCAACTATAAAGTCAATTGACTTTAATTTGTCAATCGCACACCTCGCTGCTTTAATTGATATACCGCAATCTTGTGAAATTATGCTTAAAGTCTTCCAACATTGTCCCCGATCCAGCCCTTTTCTCTCGTCGCCTTTAAAACATGCTTCAATTAGCAAATAAATAGCAACCTTCAATGTGTTTGAAGAGCAAAACCATAATTCAGAGGTAAGAAGCGATTTGGCTAAATATACGTAGCCGCCGTCAATTTTGTTTTGCATAATAAACTCCTAGTCATTTATTCCTAGTCATTAAAAAGAAGTGAGGTGGACGCGTCCGACTAGGAGAGACTATCCCCGGATGCCTCCGGTTAAGTCCGACCTCACTTTAAGTTAATCTATTCAGCCTTTTTTTCAACCTTCACTGATTCTTTTTCCCTGCAAATGTAGCGTTATCTGATATCATTGCTGCGAAGTTTGCCACGTCAGCGCACTCTTTGGCAATATCTTCTGGAGTAGATTCATAAGTAAAAAGAGCGTATTCAAGCTCTTCCAACTCTTCACGCAATCGCTTAATCAACCATCCCTGAGGAACTGTTGACCAATGCGCCTTATTTTTGTTTTTGCGCATTTTCTCAAACATGTGGTTAGCCATGTCATTGACAAGTTTATGGTCAACTTCGTAGCTGCGAGGTTCATTTCCTATTGGGTCGTTGCTCATTAGAATAACTCCTGTTCTTCAAGAATCCCTTTTGCGGCTTCGTGGCAGTTTTTAACAGCCTGTTTATAATAGGCTGACTTCAGCTCCACTCCAATAGCTTTCCGATTGTTTACAAGTGCCCCATAGCATTCTGATCCTACTCCCATGAACGGAGTCATAACTGTCTCGCCTTCATTCGATCGCAACTGTACTACACGTTCGATAACGTCTAACTGCAAAGGGTGTACGTGTTTTTCGTCATCTGGGTCTTTGCACTCTTTGTATGGTAGCACGTTGTCAATCCTTATATCATCCCATATTGACGACGCATATTGACGCCATATCCAATGAGAATATCGATTTCCTGTTTGTTTGCCAGTCCATCCTTTGTATTTTAGTAGTTCTGCTGGCATAACCCTTTCTCCACAGTATTTATGCATCCCTGTTTCGTGGGTCACTGGAACCTCATTTTCTCCATTTTTTCGGAACTCAATAACATAGTCTGCTCCTGCTACTGTGGTAAGTGTTGCATCGTCCACGATCTGCTTATGTGCAAGACCTTTTGACATTGTACGATTACGAACTGCAAGGGGTTCTTTCCAAATTGACCGGCGTGTCCAAAACTCGAACCCTACTTTTTCGTGCAACCTGATAATGTCTCCTGGAAAGTCGATATAAGCTCCGACGTTAGCACCGTTCTTTGGCACGTCCATGCAATGTACTGCCGTGATCCTACCTGGCTTTGTCAGCCGATGAATTTCCTTGAGAAGGAATTCGTAGTGAACAAAGAACTCATCATACCCTACGCAATTCGACATATCACGAGGGTCACTCGAGTAATTGTATAATCCGCAAAATGGCGGAGAATAAACAGATAGGTCAACGCAGTTGTCAGGAAGGGTCGGAAGAACTTCGCAGCAATCGCCATTGTAAATTGCGAACTTGTCAGTTATTTCTTGTGTTTTTACAGCCATGACGGAATCTCCTCTTTGTTTGTCATTTCGTTTTTACGTTCTATTTTTAGTTCATTGTTCATCATTGATACCAAATTGTCAAACATCTTTTCTGCGGCTTGGCTTTTTGCCTGCATGTTTGCAAGCACCCGACTTTGACCTTCTGTTGTTACAACATCAATCGTAACCGGTCGTTTTTGACCGAATCTCCATGATCGGCGAATCGCTTGATACCATTGTTCAAAACTGTGAGAAGGGAAAAAAGTTTGGTGTGCGCAGTGTTGCCAGTTGAGACCAAACCCGGCGATTGTAGGCTTTGTTATTATGTTTTGAATTTTCCCATCTTGAAAGGACCTGAACGCCTCTTCCTTGTGTTCATCTGAGTCCGAACCTTTTACCTCTACAGAATTAGGAATAATCCGCTTAAGTATGTCAGATTCTTTATTCAGGTTGCACCATACAACAGAAGGTTCGTCACGCTCTGTAGCTAGTTTAGCTGACATTTCGCAACGCTCTTGCACCGTCCGAGCTAACTCTTCCCTTTGCTCTTTTAGTCCATGCGCTGGGATTTCAAAAAGAAAACCCTCTGGCAGAGAATTTGCTTTAACTTCGTGCTGTTTAGTTATCAGTTTTGGCAACTTGAACTTGTCATCAGAAAAACCAAGGTCTGAAGGCTTTCTGCAAGCCCTTGACCACGAGCAAACCCAACGCCAAAAGTCACATTCTGCATGACCACGAAATCTAAACTTGCCACCCCATTCCATTTTATGCCTAGTGCGTTGTGATCCTCCTTGGGCGTTTGTGTTGTCGTTAGACTTGAAGAACATTGCCAGCATATCAATATACCCTAAGTCTCCTAAACATTCGCTTGATGTTCCAAGCTCAATATAGTCATTTGGAGATGGGGTGGCAGTGCATATTAGCCTGTATGGTGTTCTGCACATAAAATCAGTAACCTGCCTTTTTATTTCTCCTTTGAAGTTTTTTAGTATACTGGATTCGTCTAATATAACGCCTACGAAGTCTTCACGATTGAAGTAATGCAAACGTTCATAATTTGTGACGATGATTTTTTTACCATTCGGAAATTTACCATCATCACACCTTGTTACCTCAATTCCAAATTTTTCCCCCTCTCTGACCATCTGGTACGAAACAGATAAGGGGGTTAATACTAACACTCGTTTGTTTGTCTTCTTGACTACGTTTTGAGCAAACGTCAGCAACATCGGACTCTTTCCTAATCCGCAGTCGCAGAATAACGCTCCACGACCTTTTTTTAACGACCACTCGACAAGCGATCTTTGAAAGTCAAAAAGAAAATCTGGCATCCATACAGGATCAAATCCGTATAGGTTTTCTGATTGGCTTTTTGAGTTTATGAACTCTGAATAATTCATAGGTTCAACTCCTAAAAAAGAGCCCCTTGGTCGAACAGGTTTGAAGATAAACCTCAAGGGGCGGAAATTTTACCAGCGGTTCGACTCGCTAATTAAATATAAACGTTTTTCTGAAAAATTAAAATATTTCTAATAATATTTTCAGCTTTTCTTTGGCGGTCATTTCTGACATTATCGCCTTTGCGACTATAACAAGTTCATCACGTGTGAATATTATCTCTGACGATGTAAACGCTTTTCCACAATTACTTTTGAGCACTGTAAAACCAGCTGGACGTATTAGGCCGAGCTTACGACAATATTTTGTCTCTCTGTTTATCCTGATCATCTTCAGGTTGTCAGTGTGTATAGATTCAACTGTGATTCTTCCGGATTTGATCTTGGGTATATTCATGATTCATACCCCACCAGCTTGTCGATTATCATATTGAGCCTACGTAACTGATCACAATTCTTCTCAAGCTGTCTTTCAGCGCTTTTTATCGCTTGTTCGTTGATCTGTGATATTGACTTCTGCGCTTTGAGCTCACGTTTTAGTCGCTCTATTTCCTGATCCTTTATGGCAATCTCAGTCTGGTGGTACGCAAGTCCAACGACTGTTCTTCGACCATGTCTTTTCCCTGGGTAGGGGTTGTAGCGTTCTTTGCTCATTTTATTTCTCCTTTTAATTAAAATACCCCGGCGGCTTTGCCATGAGTTTAACGTTAATAATTATTGATATTATTTATTGGCATCGGCACCGCGCCGACCGCCGGGGTAATGTTCGGTTAAGCTATTTATTCATGTTCAAGTGGAACGCTTTTACGGCCTCGTAGTTTGCACGGATAAGTTTGAACTCCTCGGAATCGCGCGGCGTGTCAAACTCCTCTGACCCTGCAAACCACTCGTCCCACTCGGGGATTGTCTTTACTTTGCAGCCGATTTTGACAAGTTTATCATTAGACACTGTTACAAACCATTTGGACATAGGTATGCGAAATCCGCCTTCCCATAGGCCTCCTTCCCAGCGGCCTCCTTCCCAGCGGCCGTCTTTCCAAATGCCGTTTCTCCAGGTGCCTCCTTCCCAGCGGCCGTTGTTCCAGATGACCCTATCAAGTTCGGTAAATTCAATGTCCGCATGTTCGACATTCGCGTCCTTGAGCCATCTCGGGCTACGGGGATCTTTAATTGCGTCTTCATATTTCATTTCTTTTCTCTCCTGTGATAGTTGATCCATTCGCAGAACGTGAGCGAATGGGTGTAAAGATAAAATGCCCCAGAAGGATTCCGGGCCGGTATTCCTGCCTCTTTTTCTCGTGCCATATCTGAGGTTAGGGCGTTGTGCATGTCCTTTGCGCCCTGCTCGTAGATTAACAAATAGCTAACCAGGAGCGCTGCAATCAAGAACGCGCCGGTTACGATCTGAAGCGCTGGCCTGGCAAGGTCGCGCGCCTTTTCAATTGCTTCTGATAAATACATTTTTTCCCTTCTTTTTTGTTTCGCCGCGTCATTGCGGCTTATTTAACCATAGGCAAGTTTTCAGAAAACTTCAAGCAATTTGTATGAATTTTCTGAATTTTTTTGCTGGTGACTTGATATTTATTCTGAATGTGCTTATAGTGATTGCATGCGTAATATTAACAATTATAAAGGATAAAACATGGCAGACAAACAAAAAAAGCGAATGGCAATCACAACAGATTTCTATCAACGAGAAGTATTTGATGGAATCATTGAACTGTCAAGGCGACAGAAAAAGAAGGTTTCCAGGTACGTTCGGGAAATTCTTACAGACCATTACAACAAACGCCGAGGAGCCCTGTTAAAAAAAGAGGACTGAAAAATGAGCGCTTGCGAAGTAACTACACTTGAAAGTTATGAATCGAAGCTCAACAAACGTCGCGTTGAGCTTGAACTTGACCAATACAAAGGCGTTGAAGGTCAATTCAAGGTAGGACAGCAAGTCAGGGCAATCTGCAAAAAGAAAGGACAAAACTTGGGGAAAGTGTACAGATTCGCTACTGCTGGTGGGGTGAGTTTCGCTGACGTTGTTTTTAAGTTGCCACGCCTGAAGTTTATGATTATGATCCCACTTATCCAGATTGAGCCAGCAAGTTACGAAGCTCTCGAGATGAATTTAACAGTCAAAAGGCAAGGGGTTTGATTATATTATTCTCGTTCCAATCCAGAGCGCCCGGTAATTAGCCTGGCGTTTTATTTTTTCTGAAAAAATATTTAAATTGGACTTGATGTTTTCAGAAAACAACGTATGGTATAGTCAAAGGGAAGCGAAAAGCAAGCCC